GAATCGGCTGTTTCAGCGCCAGGCGCTTCTAATTTCGCAAATGCTTCATCTTTCAACGTCATAAACGCGACATCCATTGTTGCACGCAACGCAATTAACTCTTGTTCGTACAAGTTGACTGGTGTGCCGTCTGAATTTTTGATCGTGGAAATCTGTGCATCTTCAGAAATCTTGAACGTGATGTTGTAAGGAACACCGTAAATCAAGTTCTTTGTCCAGTCCCCAGCGTAGATGATACCTTTTCCTAAATCGTCATAGTGAACGGTGGTAATCCCGTCAATTTGACGTGTTTGACGGTCATAGATAGATTCTCCTTTATCGTTAACCGCCTGGCGCAACGTTGAGTGGTTACGGTTATTTGATACAAACGCTTCGACCGTGCCACCTTCATCATAAATGACGTCTTCTAGCGCTAGCACGTTATCAAATGTGATTGGCCCTTCAATCTTCTTAGCGACTTGATCCACAGAGAAGTCAAACGGATTATCTTTGTTTAAGATTGCCGCTTGGTCAAACTTCTTGTAAAATGCTTCAGCAATATCATCTTTCATCTCGTTAAAGAACTGAGACCATGTATAATTCAAGTACTCACGAGACGCTAAGATAATCACACCAAGTTTCTTCGCACGCATGGTTGCTTCAGCAAAGCCAGGTTTAGAAGTCTGAATTTTCTGACCTTCGTCTACCCAGTATGCGCTAACCCCGTCCGTCTGGAAAGAGAATTTCTTTTCCTGACGTCCATTCATCTCTTCATATTTACCTAAACGCATCACCAGCGAGTGGTCTCGAACCTCTTTCATTACCGTTCCTGTCATCTCAGGGGTAAATGAACCGTCCTTCTTCTCGCTTAGCATCACGTTAGCCGGATTAAATTCTTGTACTGCCATAATGTTCTAATCTCCTTTATTTTTAATAATATTTCCCGCTCGAAAGAAATCTCCCAGTGATTGATTGTCTCCTTTGATTTGTCGTCCACCACCACTAATGGGTGCTTTGCTAGACGCAAATTCATTCTTCACATCGTTTAGCACGGATGCTAATTGCTCCGCTTTCTCCGACATATCTTCCAGTGACCCAGCTGACACCAAGTCTAACGTTCGGTCATTGACTGTAATTCCAAGTTCGCCCAATTTATTAATTGACTCATCACGGATCTCACGTTGCTTCTTCTCAGCCATCAATTCTTGAATTTGCTGCTCATATTGCGCTTCTTGCTCTTTACGCTTGCGCTCCGCTTCTTGCTCTTTGTAGTCTCTTAGTTCTTTCTCAGACATCTGCGCTTCCGCTTTTGCCTTCTCCACAGCTTCTTGAATTAGCATGGATTGCTGTTCTTTTAGCTCGTCTAATTCAGCTTGGTGTTTCTCTTCTTCTTTTGCCAATCGTCGCTTCATCTCCGCGACTTTAACCGTTTGCTCATCTTGCTGTTTCTGTTCTTCACTCATATAAATAACCTCCATACGCTTTATACGGGCAACCTCCCCGAAATCTCATGCACCTTTTAACGTCCTGAGCACGGTTTGGACAATTTAATTATTAAATTTTACACTCTTCGCATTCATCTTCTTGACTAAACGCCGACACATCTAATCCCATATCACTCATCGTTTGCTTAAGCATATTTAAAGTTTGATCAGATCTTTGTTGTTTGTAGTGCTCTAACTCATTTTTATTCTGCAACTCATCCCCAATAGTCTTCAAGTGCTTATTCATCTTTTTCAATTGTTCATAAATCTTTTTATCATAATTCATCTTCACATTCCTCCTTATTTTGTGTACAAAAATAGCACCCACCCGTTAAGGTAGATGCTTATGGTAACAGGGATAGCAGGAGTCGAACCCGCACTAACGAGTTTGGAGCTCGTTGTTCTACCATTGATACTATACCCCTAAAAAGCACCTACCCGATAGGATAAATGCTATTCGTCTATTTCAATGTCTTCCATCAAATGTTTGCCATACGTGCTACATCTGCAATTCGGATGCATGACCGGAAAATTAATCCCTTGATCCGCATCTTCGGTCTTGAATATTAGTCCGTCTAGCGGTGCGCACTCTTCACAAGCGTCGGCTTCAGCAACATAGATATAATGTTCAAAATCATGCTTCTTGTACATCGCTTTTTGAGTATCTGATATAATCCGACGTTCTTCCGTCTTAATTAATCGTTCAGCATGACTCTCAGCGACTTGCATCCGTCGTGCTAAATACTGCCAATTTTTGCGATAACCGTCCATGTTCACATGCATATCCGTCATCACATTACGTAATTCGCGTTGTAGTTTGTGGAAATGCCCATGTCTGCCCCAGATTTTCTCTGAAAAGTTATTGCCATAAAAATCTGCATTCACCAGCTTTTGAACTTCTTCAGCGGTAATCGGTTGACCACCCAGAATACCCGCTTGGCGTTGTGCCTCTCGCATGCCTTCTTCCGTCATAGCGGATAAGCCTAGTTTCTCCACATCATCATATAGCTCAATCATCGTTAAGTTCGCTTGTGCTAGCATCACTTCTTCACGACTTGCTCTCATCTTTAAGTTATATAGTTTCAACCAAGCATTCGTATCTGGTGTAAAATCACGCTCACGAACCGCTTTAGCTGCTCTTTTTTCATACTTCCGCACATCAAACTCACTTGCTCGTTTCTTCGCTTCAGCGACTGTAATGCCTTCAGCGCTCGCATAGCGCATGTAGTAGCGCTCTAAGTTCTCTCGCATTAAATTAGTTGACCGTTGAAAATATTCCCGGATTAACTGTTCGCGATTGATGTGTCGCTTCGCTAATTCATTATCATGCTTACGCTCTAAGTTATATAATTTCTGCTTCAACTGCTTGTTGGTAATCTCGCCTACTGATCCGAACCTAAGCCTTGCCATTGCTGATCCCTCATCTCCGCGTCCGTCATGAAAGGAACCGAACGTTCGAACTCTTCATTCTCTAAACGTTCCTGTTCTTGTTTGTAATCCGTAAATGACGTGAGTTCCGCTAGTGTTTCTTGTGATAATTCGCCACCCGACGCACGGAAATGCTCGACTTCTTCCCAGACATCTTGCGGTAAATTCTCGTGGAACGTGAACGTTAATTCGAATGGGTCGAACGGAATACCGTTCAGCTCTTTATGAATACCAGCGATTAACTTATACCGACGTCTGAGCGCCTTCGTATAATAACTGACTTTCGTTGCTTTCAGTTGTTGTAATCCGATTAATTTGTACTGAATCGCAATACCGGACTGACTGCCGAATTTATCATCATCTATATTTGGCACATTCACAAGTTTATAAATATCATCTAGCAAGCGTTTCTTATATGCTTCGGTTCCGTCCACATCATACTTCTTATGCACATAATCAGCATCAACAGATGTCTGCTTCCCATCAACGGTCGTGCCTGATTGCAGTAAGAATATATTCGCTTGACTCATCAAGTACAGATCTTCAGGCGCTAACCCACTATTCTGCAAGTCTCCTTTAATCACAAGCGCAGCATCATTCAAGTCGCTCATGTAGTTCGCAGTGTCTGACTGTGCACTGTCATATGCATCGAACAAGCCAATCTCGTTCTCCCAATCCCCTTCGCGGAATCGGTTATTCTTCCACTCAACAACTGGTACATCGCCGTATAGATGTTTGCGTCGGTTCACTTCATTCAGCTGAACTAAGCTTTCTTTTGTGGATTCATACTGGATAATCTCTCTGTCGGTATAGACCGTGATATCTAACTCATCCCCATAAATCGGCACATGAACCGCTCCAATAATTCCACGCTCAACCGTCTTCTCACGGATCACAAACATCTCTTTGAAGTCAATTAAGTGAATGCAATCGAACCCGTCTTCGTTTCGGCGGTGCAACTCATACGCTCTACCTACACGACTTGTATCAAAGATTAACTCTTGATTTAAGTTGTCCAAATCGTTAAACGTACTGATTGAATCCAGTTCGCTTTGTTGTTGATCGTTATCAGCACTGATATCAATCGGAATACTTGCAATAAAACCCGTCGTGAAGTGACTGATATAGCCACCCCAGTTGTGGCTGATACGGTGGTCAGCTTTGCCTTCGTTTAATCGTCTGCGCCCCGTTAGAATAGTATGGTTATGCCCTTTTGAATAACCTTCCAATATTTCTAATCTAGGCTTCTGTACTTCTAAGAAATGCTGTATCATCTCTCTCAAGTCTTTCGGATTCGCCAGCAGGTCATCCATTGACTCATAGACGTACTCTTGATTACTCTCATCATCGAACGTCAATGTATCGAATCGTTCGTTTAATTGGATCTTGCCTTCACGCTCATCTCTTGCGCACTCAAAATCATTCACTCTCATTCTAGATTAACCCCCTAGCTTCCTTAATTCGTGTATTTAATGACTTGCCATCTCCATGCTTATAGCCAGTGTATTGCTGTAAAGCGTACCGACTCGCATCAATCACGTGGTTGTAGCTATCACTTGGTTTATTAATATATTCGCTTGTTTGCTTGTCTTTCTGCCATGTGTAGTTCTCTAGTTCTTCTTTCAGCTTCACACAGCGCTCATCTACAACTAAATCATACTGTTGCATGAATTGGATTCCTTGCAGAATACTGCCTTTCGGTTTTTTTGCTGCGATCATCCGTGTAATGCCGTGATTTCTTAACTCCGCAACTGATTTCTGTTCTGCTGAATCTGCCACGATGACTTCTTTCGCATAACCTAGCCGTGTAATCACACTAGCTATCTTATCGTTCGTAAGTCCCCGCTTGACGTACTCTTCCACAAAGTATAATCGCTTATTCTGCTCGTCAACTTTTATGTGGATAAAAGCGCTAGGATCGTTGGTATATCCAAAATCCAGACCAAAACAAGACGGCAAATGGTCTATCTTCGCCCGGTCTATCACTTCAGACTCATACTTCGGAAACACCAACTTATCTAGTGTTGCAAACTCGCCTAAAGCGTAAATTTTATAGTACGCTTCGTTTCGTTGCGCTAAGGCTTCAATATTCTTGCGAGTCATATCATCCAGAAACGAATTGTCTTTATAAGTCGTCTGATAAACAGCGGTATTCTCTGGGTTCTTTAAGAAGAATGCCTTATACACCCAGTTTGCTTTCGAGACCGGATTGAACATTAAGTAAATCTGTTTGTGCGGGTGTTTCTTCTCCCGCAAACGTAGCGTTAACTGCGTATAATCATCCAGCGTGAATTCGGATGCCTCTTCCATAATCACGTCAGATATCCCCTTAATCGACTTAATCTTTTCCGGGTCATCCATACCCTTGAATAAGAATTCTGCCCCGTTTGGTAGCTTAATCCGATAGTCAGATTTATTAATTTCGCAGTGATCCAATACACCAAACGTCCCTAAACACGCCAGCACGTCTTCATAAATCGAATCACGAACTGAACGCGCGACTTTCCGCAACCACAACATTTTGCGCGGATACTTCCAGTCTTTCAAAGCTTTTAAAACAACTTTCTGCACAACGCCATGTGACTTCCCGCTTGAAGCCCCACCATAGTGCACTTCGGTAAAGTTAGAATAATCATTCAGCAATTCATAAATATGCTTGTTAAAGACTTGCGACGGCTTTGAGAAACGAATGGTTAATTTATTCGTCATCCCAATCACCGACTTCGACTGTGATATTGCGGTTGGTTTGTTCGACTCTATCCGTCCACATCGCATGTCGTTTTCCTAAAAGTTCAGACGCTTTGATACGGTCTTTGATAGACGTAGACATTTCCACAGCATATCCTGTTCCAGACGAGAGTTGTTCTTCTCTTAATTCCCCGCGCATCACACTTGTTAAGAACTTTAATATCTCATCTTGTTTAGCGATTTGTTCGTCTTCATGTTCTTCCAAGCGTTTATCTATGTATTCACGGATTTTAGGTTTTGTCAAGTTCTCATGACCAATCGCACCAGCTGTTGACTCGGAATAGCCTGCCTTGCGAGCAGACTCAGTAGCGTTACCGCTGATGATGTACTCATCAGCAAACTTCTTTTGTTTTTGTGTTAATTTCCCACTAATAAGTCATCACCCTTTCTTTTCTATGTACACAAAAAGCCCCCGTTAAGGAGCTTTCTGAAACCATTAGGAATAGGAGGTGTATTCTCCCGTCGGAAAGAAGTAAGAAGCCCATGTCCAAACTTCCTACAATACTAATTATACGTGATTTAAAGCGCTAAAAGTGACATCATTCTGTCACTCTTCCCAAGCTAAATATTTACTTAGCTCAATCAGTAAATTATTATGCCTGCGAATACATGTTCTCCTGCTGTAATTCACGTCCATAGCGACTTTAACCCATTGATACTCTTTACGATACCGCAAATGTAAGATACGCTGATCCACTCGTTCACACTCTCTTAAGAACTTCTCCACACACATTAACCGTCGCTCCAGCGTAGCTAACCTTAAATCCATCACCCGACTTAACACTTCACGTTCTGTTGGATCCCCGACGTTACTCTCACTCACACGAATTTTAACCTCATTCTCCGGTTGAGGCGGATAAGCGAGCTCCAATTTCCTTAGTTCAATTTGCTGCGCTAACTTTCCGCTATAATAATCTTTTAGTACCTGCTCGCTTCTCACGCTCTCACTCCTCTTAAAATAATTCTTTGATAAGGTCCCAAATCTCAACAGCAAAAAGTACCAAGGAAAACAACACTGTAGCACCCGCAAAAATGACAAAAAACCAAACAAACACTGCTTGCATCATCTCTTCCCTCCTAGATGTACAGGATAAGAGCTTCGATCCATTTCCCAAATATACCCAATAAGATGTGGATTAATATGAATTGGATTTTCGCTTATTTTAGATCCATCAGCACTCATAAGATGTATGTCTACAAATTCATTTTTTTCGATTGCCTGGTAAACACTCTTCATAAGGTCATTATTTTTCTTGTCTAAACACAATCCACTCGCTAAATCAACGGTCATTCCTACTTCATATACTTTATATTTCATTATTTATCCTCCTTGAACTCTTCTTTTTTAAGCTCGAGCTCTTCTTTTTTAAGCAAGTAAAAGGCGATAGCGATAACAATCAGAAACTTCAAAAAATAACCCCCTAAAAAAACGACAACAATCCAAAATATAATCTCAAATATACTCATTATTCATACTCCCTTTCCAGTACTACGATATCCCCTCTTCGCTCAACGACTTCATAACCTCTGTTCTCTATTGTCTTCTGAAAGTCTTCGAAGTAGCCAATGACTTCGATGCGCTCAACTTGCTTACCCATGCGATTGTTCCTCGCAATATCCGCCGTTATCCCGTGCGCCCCAACCAACATTAACCAAACAAATAAAATTTTATAATTTTCCTGAGTACGTTCCTGAGTAATTTTCCACAATGTGAAGAACACTGGCAACCACAACCCTACCAAAATTAATATTTGGATAGGTGTAGTGCGCGCTAAGATTTCTCTATTTAGTATAATCATCTCTTCCATGTTAATCACCATAACCTCCCCTCTCCAGTTTCTCAGCATAATCAATTAATAGTCCATTAGCATCATACAAATCCCGTATCATCCCCTGTAATTCGCCCCACGTTAGATTTTCAAACTCAATTTGATCCCTAAATCCCCGTATCCCCGATAGTGTATATTCGTCATCGCCGTGTTTAAACTCACTTAGTCGTTTCATCACTTGCCTCCTTCTCAATTGCCAAACCTGCGATTTAAGTATTCTGTCATTTTTTTACCCCACTGTGAATAAGTTAGAGCAGAATCTTTCGGTGTATTGTCTATTGATTTGTTGCTTAACAACATATCTTTGCTTCCCCAAGGACCTTTATGCTGTATATAGTCATCTGGATTAATCTTATCCGTTATTTCTAGCGCGTCTCCCCCCAAAACTCCTATATGTTTCCGTAAATCATCTTGCACTTTTTTAAACCAATCTTGACCAGTCAGTTCAGTCGATTCCGTCTCTCCCATCACCAGCACCTGCATTAAACAATAATTCGCCAAATCCATATACGTATCTCGCTTAGACTCATAATTCTGACTGTCAGACGTTTTCTTACTCAGCGATACTAATCTGTTCACTTTATCTGATATCCGCACAAGACCCGCAATTTCCCCAAATTGCAGGTGTGTTTTCTTGAAAGAATCTCCGTAGTCCGCATTCTTCTTCTCGTATGTTTCTAATAGTTCGTCTAGTAAGTCTTTAAATGTCATCATAATCCCCCTTTAATTTGCATAGACGCTTGTAAAAGTCTAACTCCACTTTTGTCTCCAACAATTCATACTCTTTCTCTTTTAACATTTGTATCAACACTTCCGCTCCGTCTACGTCACTATATTTATGTTTCCGTCTATCAGCTCTTGCATTGATCAAATCAAATTTATCTTCTAATAGGCTCATTTTCCTGCCCCCAATTCTATTTGTCTTAACGGCTAACAAATTCGTTAAGCCCCCGTTGGCTCTGCAACCATCTTCGTGCGTCTTCTGCTCTTTCCGCATATGCAAGATGCGGGGCTATTTCAATTGGTGTCCCAACCATGTCTTCGTAATTATCGGAAGTAAAATGTACCTCATACTGCTTATTCCCAAGTGGCTTTATAGTTGCCCCAGCCTTGAGAGAGACCCAATATGGATCGTCATTACTCCCGTACTGTGACAGATTTAAATAGTTGCCTTTGTACAAATAGTATATTTCCGCATACTTTTCAACTAACTTCAATTTCTCCAAAACATCTTGCATTGAATCAACTATAGTCCCTGTGCAATAATCTATTGAGTGCCACACATTCATAAAATACTTGTTAACAGATTTTAAAGGAGACACCTTTACACAAACCACGCCATCTTCAAACCAAAACTCATACTCATCATCACAAACTTTTCCAAATGAATCTAACTGTTTTAAGTCTTCGAACTTTTCAATTCCCATACTTCCACTCCTATCCCATAAATTCTTTATATATTGATTCGATTGCATCTAAGAAGTTTGTTACTACATCGCCGAGTTTATCTTCGCTACAAAAACCTGTGTACAGAGTATATTGCCAAACACTTCTGTACACGTAATGGTCTGCCAACAGCTCATCGATTCTATCTGCTGTTTTCCCACTTATCTGTATCCCGTGCATCTTCAATTCGTCGAGTGTATATCCGTCATCTGAAAGATAGCATTGCCCTTCATTATCGACAACTTTGTAGAGAACAATGTGGTCATTGATATGGTTAAGTCTATCGGTTAATAGCTCGTACACTACGGAATCGGTTGATGTATTCTCTAGTATTGTAACGCTCATAATTTCATCGTGCATTCTCTCAATCCTCCTAATCGTTGTTAAGGTATGAACTTGATTTTCAATTTCCTCTTGCCACTCATGTCTTACTTCCTCAAGTGTTCTTTTGCTTGGATCTAACACCTTTTCTAATCGTTTAAGACCCTCCACTAAACTATTTGCTTCAGTCCGTCTTTGATCCACTCTCGAACTCCTCTATAATTGCCTCAATCGTTTTTATTGCTTTTTCCTCCATTATTTCTTCTACTCGCTCTTCAAACTTGATCCGAAACAACTTGTTGGCTTGGTGTAATTCTTTCTTTCTCACAACAGCGTCAAATTCGCCAAATTCAACACATCTTATCAGTGTATTCAACTCTGGCTTACTTATTCCGGCATAGTGAGTAATTATTTTTGTTAAAAATTCGCTATTACCCCACAGCATTTTTCTGATTTCGGTTACTTCTTTCTTTGTTTCTTTAATCGCTGCTTCTCTCATACGTTTTTTGATCGCTTCGTTATCTATAATCATATTTCCTCCCCTTCCTCTTTCAGTGACTCAAATAATTCTTCACATCGTCTTTTAACCTCTTCTGATTGTATTTTAAGCTCTTCCACATGGTTAAAAAGTTCTTCTAATTGATTTATCTCCATGGCTTCTCCAAGACAATAAAGTGCTATATCCATGTAGCCCTTTTGCGTATTATTGATAAATTTCCACAACACTAACCTATCCACTACATCATATATGCTCATCTTTCCGCTCCTCCTAGCTATATCCTCTCAATCATTTAAGGCATTCCAAATGTCTTAAATCACTCTCTAACATCCTTTTTCTATAAATT